TTTGAGCCTGCCCTACAACCCGGCTTTCTTCGTACCAGAAACTATCGACTCGACAAAGCAAAGACTAAACTTGAGATAACCATTCAAGACTCTGAAGTTGAGTCAGACTTCCCATATCCTCCGGGGGTAGTTGAGATAGATGTTGACTACCAGATTGGATCAAGCCTTCTGGGGAGTAACCCATTTACGGGAGGGCCATCAGGTTTCAATGTCTGGACTGCTCAGATGGGTGGTTCATTCACACTGGCAAAAGGTTTTCATCCTCACTGGAGAAAGATCTATCCGTACTACCTGATCATTCAACTGATACGAACCAGATTCATCCCCGGCCCTGCTTTTGATACAAGCTATACTAGTTCTGCCGGTGATTCTTTAGCATCTCCTGTTGATACAGGTGATAACAGTTCGATTGACAAAAAAGCAAATGGGACTGTGATCCCACTAAAATTCAATTTGTCTGAAAGTATGTTTGGTAGAACTTTCGGATTTAATTTTGAATGGGGAGTTGTCCAACCACCACAAAAAGCTGTAGCTGCTTTAAGATTCGGGTTCCCTTCTAATGAATTTGCTGACTTAGCTTCTGCATCCTCAAGTGGAACAACTAGTCAGGTTATTTGGAGTTGGGACATGTGGATCTCTAGTGTCTACGGAGATGGAACAGACTCTCGTAGTGGCACTTGGGATAACTACTACTTAACTGCTCCCCTTAGGTACTGGAAAGCCGCACCTACTAAAGAAGGTAAATTAGCAGGACAAGGGCAGTGGGTCAGCAGGAATATACCTGTTCTTAGCTCATGGAAAAGTCATGGGGCAGCAATGTCTAATCGAGGTAACATGAGAGCAAGTTTTGAAGGTGATCAAAGATTTGAACCCTGCCAAGACAATGCTGATTTCTGGTACGGGAGAACTCAACAAGGCTTCTCTGCCTCAGGAACTACTCCTACTCCGAATTTCAATGGAAGTATTGACCCTGATAATCGAATCCTTGATTTTAACTTTGACATTTCAATCGTCCAAAATAATCATGTGATCATGCATTCGACCGTCAACGATGGTAACAACACAATTTCAGATAATCAATCTGGAAACGGACTAACTCTTGGAGCTAATGCAGCCGCTGGTACTGCTGGTCAGGAACCATTTAATCCTGTCGAAGTAGTTATTACGTCAAGTAGTTCTGAAGCAGATATTCCACAAATTAATAGCGTCTCGCCTTCGTTTGAAATTATCGTAACTGGCAAAGTGTCTGCTGCTGGCAAAGCTGCACCTGTCCCCGTCTTCAGCAAATTTGGCGAAGCAGAGTTGATCGAACGCATGAAAGACAGCAAAATAAAACCCTTAACACAGTTAGGTGATACGCCAATTTACATAACTGCGTTTAAAATGAAATATGCATGTCAGGGTTCACCTTCTGTCGCAGCAGGTGACTCAATAATGGATCATATTCATGGTACACTAGGTGAATCAGTATTTTAGGAGTAGACAATGGCAAAGCCCATCACAATTACCACACCAGATCTTGATTACAAAATTCGACTAGCCAATCAGGAGGACGAAACCCTCTTCGAAGCTGAGGCGATTTACATTGATCATATTCTGGCGAAGTCCCAAGAAAACATAGATCTATCTGAAGAAGACGCAGTCGTTGAATGGCTACCTCGTTTTACCGAGATGCTAAACAAGAAATTCAATGTTGAGATCTCTGGAACAGATGCATTTTTCATCGCCAGAGAATCCGTCAAATTGATGGTAGACCTTAAAAAAAAATACGCAGATATGTCGATGTCGCAGCAACCTACGGAATCAACCCCTTCGACCTAACACCTATGCAGCTTAAAATGCTGCAAATGGGTATCCCCAGAACCATCGCCAAACGGGAGATGCTTCAAAGGAATAGTCAGGGTAAAATGACTGAGGATAGATTGTATTCATTGATTTATAATATTTACGAAGACGATGACAAAGCAGCCAGAACAGTCAGCGACTTTATAATCGAGAAAGCAAAAAGGCAGTCATGAACAAAGACTTCAATCCAGACGAGTTACTCGGAACCCCGATGACCGCTGACTATATGCCCAGTGGTTACGCAGGTATCTTTCTCTTTGCCAGAAACAGACCACCATTTAGCCTGACTGTGATTCAGGAGATGCTGGCAGACCCTCGGGTCATCTTTGGTCTGTGGTTACTCAAGGGACCGATCCTAGCCAACTCACGTTTCTTCATCGAATGTGAGAACGAAGATGTTAAAGAGTTCTTAGTTCGCAACGTCACTCGTTTCTGGAAGAACTCGGCTGCTCGCGCATTGAAAGCTATTGAGTGGGGATACTCTGGTAGCGAAGTAATGTATCGAGTCAATGAAGGAAAGATTGAGTTTGACATCCTGAAGGATCTGCACTCGCAGGACTTGATGGCTGTCACACACGATGGCTCATTGGTGGGCTTCACTGTGAGAAATGTGCCAGACCCTCATACCAAGCAAGGTCGCCACAAAATCTTCTTGGGCATCCCCAAGGGATTCTGGCATACACATTGGAGGACCCACCACCCATGGTATGGTCTAAGTCGATTGTACGGAGCGCATATCCCGTGGTGGGAAATGTGGTCAGACGGAGGGTATCGAGATGTTCGTAGATTGTGGTTCCACAAAAATGCGTTCGAGGGTGGTACGATGTATCATCCCCCCGGAATCACACGCACGAAGGACGGTTTAACCATCTCAAACAAAGACCTCGCTCGTGAAATGATCGAAAAGAAGCGTACAGGTGGAACGCTTACGCTTCCGAATACCATGGGCGCAGACAATGTCCGTAGTTGGGAATACATCCCACCTATGGCAAACCAAATCCCAGCAGGGTTAATGGAGTACGGACAGAGCCTCAAAGAGGAGTTGTTCGAAGGGATGGGTATCCCTCCAGAAGTATTCCAGAACGCCACCTCGGGCTTTGGAGCGGCTTCTGGAAGGCAGATACCAGAGGAAGCATTCTTCTCCATCCTTCAGGAGATGACGCAATGGCTGATCTCTGACGCTGACAACCAGATCTTCCGTCACTTAGTACGCATCAACTTTGGTGAAGTGCCATACGAGATCGTACCATTCGGTCTAACAGGCAAAGCTGAAGAACGTGAAGCTGAACTGCGGGAAGATAATCGTGCTGCTCAGGCTGCTCAGTCGGGCATCATGGCTGGAGCAGGAGCCATGCCTCCACAGCAAGAAGAAGTTGTTGAAGAATAAAATTCAATAAATTGGAAGGTGTAGGATGAGGTTTAGCGTACAGACTCAAAGAGACAGCAGTGGTACCCATGGGCTAACTATCTACGATCCTGAGAAAACTAGACAACAACTACAGCAAGCTGGTAAAGATACCAGCGGACTATCTGGGTTTGTAAATTCTTTTACTTACAGAACAAGAGGCCCAATTTCATCTGATGGTTTCTTATTAACTGATAGAGAATCTCTGGAAAAGGTGTTCCCAGAATATTTTGAAGAAACAGAGGGTACTTCTGGGTTTGGAGGAGTTTTTGGAGAAAGGCTTGGATGGTATGGCGTATCGCAGATATCGCTATACATATATAACAGTTCGAACACTCTTGTCTCCAGTTTGAAAAATTTAAGAATTGCGGGAGCTTACCCAATAACCTACTGCTTAAAACCATCAGGTTATGCTGACTTTTGGGATGGGGGAGATCCAGTTGCAGGAGACCACAATTTCAAAAAACAGTTGTACATTGCTCACATAGTTGATGAGCGATACTTTTTTACAAATGAGTATGATTCTCGTTTTCAGAATGATGGTGGAACTAATCTCAACAACACTCTTAGGCAGAACCTTCCGAGAACTTGGCATAAATCATCTGAAGAATCTTCAATCACTTCTGGACACAGTTCAGGGGCTATGGTTGATACGTTGTTTGAGGATAATACAAAGTTCGAATCAGCGGACACTCAACCAACTAATTACCAAACATTAATAGAGTACCTTCATCCAGAAGGTGATATTAGTAACTGGGATCATACTTTAGCTGACTACCCTACGCTGTGTAGAAATATTGAAGTGAAACAGGAAGATCGTTGGGAAAATCTATGGTCACTTCTCGATGAGATAGGACATACCATTGTGTATGATTTTACTTTAGCGTCACAGAAACGAAGAGTGGTGGCTTTGGGGGACACTAGTAGTACGTCCTTGTCCTCGGAAAGAACAGAAAATGAGTCAAAGATTCTTGAGAAGTCTTACAGCACTAACATCAAGATAGCCACAGACAACTATCATGTATTCTTTCCCCAAAGTTCAGGGAGAGATATAAGCATAAAAACATATGTAAAAGCATCTTCAGGACTGTCAATATCCTATTCCCCAGAAGAAATTGGAGGGGGAGGATCAGCATCGCCAGACAACAAATCTATTTTAGGCAGACTTCATTACAGAAGTTATTGCCGAAACGAAATAGAAAATCATGCCGAAGAACTAGCAAAACTACATCTTAAAAAAGACTTGTTTGAAGGTAGAGTTGCTAACAGGAGAGAGGTTTACTCAGGGTTTATTGGATTCACTTATACCACTAAAGATATCAGTTCAATTACTTGGGTATGTGATGGGTTTGGCCCAAGAACAATACTTAGACAAGATCCATTTCACCTTGATTACCACGATTTCTTAGAAGTCTTTAAGATAAAAAAGAAATCTTCTTTTGAACCAAAATTAGTACCTTACATGCCAAGCGAATCGTTTAATTCTCTTAAATGGTTTATTGGAACTGGCTCTACTCCAGCAGCATCTGGAGGTATTCCCGGTTCGGCTGACATTGCAGATTCCCATTATGGTACAGTCAAAGTTTACAATGTATTTGATGAAGCAACAGGAAGTACTCAAATTCAATTAATTGTTTTTAATATTGGTAATAGCTCTTCTGGGGCAAATGGTAGGTGGGAAACAGTGTCACCAAATATAGATGCAATGGTTCAAGATTACCAAGTTGTTATAAGTAGTGGGTCTTCCGCTGGTACTTATTCAGTTAGCCACCCATAACAAAAAAGGCTCCCGAGGAGGAGCCAAAAGATATCCCCGGGAGCCATATACCGAACCGAACTATTCGTATTATGTTCGATTAGGATTTATAGTCAAACCCTAAACAGTGTAGAAATCAGATTACCTGTTCCCAGAGATCTACCATCTGCATTACGGGTCACATTAGTCTTAGAGTCGTAAGTAGCTACAACCCTTCCATTAGCGTCTCTAGCAGTAACTGTCGTGCCTTTCTTATCAGACATCCCAACTACGTTACCTTTGTTGTTTCTGAAAGTACTCATATCTTTCTCCTAAAAAATCCCCCGCCACCATATGACAGTCCGAGTTTCTGTCGGTGGCGAGGGCAATCAGCGGTGACAACTTTACCGCATCATGTATTAAAGGTGAGCAGGGGACGCTAGATCCCCACCTAGTTCGCAGTCGAGAGTTTCTACGAAGCCCTGCTCACCTCCCAGTTCTAGTTAGACTCTGCTATCGCTTTAAGCTTGCTGCTAAGTTGCTCATGAAAGCTCTCATTCTCTTTCAGAAAATTAGCAACGTCATTGATGATCTTGACAATCGTATCTGGAATATCTGTGTACTGAGTATTTTCGGCAATGTAGTAATCAGCCTTTACCCATTCCGCAACAAATACTGCATTCCCTCGGAATGATTGCACTTCAAGAGTCGGGTCACTAGCATCGAACTGAAAAGCAGTCTCAGCTATTGCAGAGGCTCCACGATTAACTGGAAGGTTTTCCAGTATGCCTTCTTCGTTCACGTACATGTAAACTTCAACCTTATCGGTTCCCAGAACTTCTTCTGGAAAAGGAATCCTTAGAGGCTGTACCAGTCCACCTACAATCTCTCGTATAGTTTCGTACATCTCATCTGCTGGAACCATGGCTGTACGTGATTCATGGTCAGTTGTAATTGCTGTGATTAAAAAGCTCATCTTAAATCCCTTTCGGTTCTTTCTTCGGTTCGATAAAAGTTCTGCCCTCGGCTTTCTGAAGGACTTTGACTAGTTTCTCTACATCTTTCTTGTACTTCTTATGGCCGAAGTACCAACCATCTCTTTCATCCCTGATGATCCACCATCCTACGTTGAGTCTGGTTCCGGGGGAACTCCACTTCTTTATTTCCTCGAGATGTTTCTTAGATTTGATTTTGATTATTTCCATGACTCTCCACCTTTCTGGAGGTAAAGACCACCTCCGAATTCGACCTGACTGTCAAACACTCGGGTCTCAGTTTTGCCTGCGGTAGAGCATCCTGCAAACGCACAGATCACTCCAATTCCAAATGCAATAATGCATAACATAGTTCCACGATGATGTTTATTCATAAGTTCCCTCACACCCTTCACATAGTTGAAGTTCCCATTCTTCCAACACGCATCCACACTGGAGGCATTTCTTTTGGTCGTCAGGTTTCTTTTCTAAATCAGCTAGGCACTTCTTGCGAAACTCCTGATGATTTTCAAAGACCTCTGGAGCTAAGAATTCTAAGATTCTTTTATTGGTTTGATACAGCGACCTGAGCAGTCGTTTACGTAAGTTGTACTTGCTCCAGTAGTACTGGATCTCTGCCAAAGGTATATGATCTAGGTCACCTTCCAGATGAGCCTGATCAAGCTCTGCACAGACATCATCAATTGCATCAAATAGATTTTGTAGTTTTTCTTCCACGATTCGGTTCCTTAAAAAAAGTAATGAAAAGAGCAGTTTCTCATCGTACTCAGGATGTCGGAGGCTCGGAAGCATTGTTTGTCTAAGGAGGACTGCTTCCAAGCAAGTAGTGGTTACAAAGCCACTCACTACCTTGGCTCTTCCTGCGGCAGACATGACTCACGCCGCTGAGGACGGAAGCATCCTATCCTAGTTCTTTGAGGACTTTGTCCCACTTCCCCTTCTTCATGCTAATGCGTGCTGCATCAGCCTCTTTCTTGGTTGCGTAGGGGCCATAGTACTCAGTCCCTGTATCGAAGTCTACCTTAACTTCCCATGACCCAACCTCGATAGGAGGGTCTAGGAAGTGAAGTTCTTTTGCCAGAGACTTAGTAGCTCTTACTGTAGTGAATGTGATCTTACTCATTGGACTCCTCCCGAACAAATACCAAACGATTCATGCTGCGAGTGATCGCAACGTACTTAATGTTGTATTCCTGCTCCCGCTCCCACTCCAGAGTAGCCATCGGGTGAGGCATCTTTTCTGGGTGGAGAATGAACACGTTGTCTGCTTCTAGTCCTTTTGCTCGATGTACGCTCGACAGAACAACTTTGCTCTTAGGCATTCCAGCTTTGTCGGTGTCTGCGAATAGCTCAGTTATCCTCTCACAAACCTCACCGGCAGTGTTTAAACCCTCTGAGATCAACTTGATGCAGTTGACCTTATCCATTACTAGTTCGTACTTACTACGACTCACAGGAGCAGTCAGAGCTAACTTATCAAGTTTAGCAATCTCTTTGGTCAGGTAACCATCCAACTTGTTTTCCATGATTACAGTATCAGTAGTCTTCCAAGGCTTTCCACAAACCTTTTTGATAAGTGAATTAAGCCCTGCTCCGATATCACGACCTTGGATCATGCAGGGGATTCCCTTACGAATCATTCCGTAAGCAGCCTTCATCAAAGGGGCATTCATTCTGCAAAGAACCATATCACCCTCTTTCACAGCGTCAAACAATCCACCAGAAGTTACATCTTCAATCACCCCTTCACAAGCATCATCCATAGCTTGGATGTCTGAAACAATGGATTGAGCAAGAGCAACGTGGCTCTTGGGGCAACGACGAGTCACTGTCAGTGGTAGTGTGATAACTTCTCCGAGCATGTTGCTCATGTTACGCATGCTGTAAGCATCTGCTCCAGCAAATCCGTAGATAGCTTGTTTGGGGTCACCGACAATTACGATACGCTCACCTGCTTTGACAGCTAGTTGCTGACGTGACTTGTTGAGGTCCTGAGCTTCATCAACGAACAGCACATCGAACTTGGTAACTTTCAGATCCAGAACAACCGGCAACCAGATCATGTCATCAAAATCGATAACATTGGTTTGCTCTACTGACTTTTTGAGAATGAGTCGAGTCAACTCACGGATGCGAGCTTCACTATCGTTCATGTCTAGATTGTAATGACTAACCATCGACGACCACTCACCTTCGTTGAAGTCGAGAGGCAGCATGGTGTTCTTTGCTAAGGACACAGCCTTCTTCACAAGACCGACAAAGTGCCATCCAACATTCTTGAACTCATCTTCGCCAAGAATCTCTTTCAGAATGTCTTGAGTTTTGTAGCCACTTACTTTGTGCTTCCCACAGTTGCTGTAGATAGCTTTCTTACCCAGAGAGTGCATAGTGCATGCAGTTACCCCGGCTGGAACCTTCTGCTCTAATTCAGAAGCAATGGATTTGTTGTAAGCAACCATTGCGATGTTGAGTGATGAATCAGCTTCGAGCATACGCTTGCAGCCCTCGATGCAACTAAAAGTTTTACCAGTCCCAGCACGAGCTTCAAGTACTACGTGAGAGTCGTTGTCTGTAAGAGCTTTCCAAAAAGCTTCTTGCTCAGGTGAACCAACAACTGCTTCTTGTTTGAAAAGTGACATGTTTCTATTCCTTACGAATTTGTGAAATTAAATACTAACTGAGATACTTAGTCTATCGTCAGGACAAATACGCTGCAATAGGTTATCTGGGGTTTGAGCAAAATAATAGTAAGTTTTTTTGCCCTTGATTTATCTGGGTAGTACAACTAAACTACGTTCAGTCATTTATTTGAAAGGAAAAACGATGGCAGAGAAAAAAGAAAAACCAGTAGCAAAGAAGGTCGTGGATTCCCCTCTTCCCCCAGAAGAAAAGCCACAAGCTGCTCCAGTTCATATTGATCACGAACTGGTAGATACAATCGAAGAACTAAAGTCTGCTGGAATAGCAGTCGATGTAATCAACGCAAACATCCCGCTCGTTCGCAAATTGCAACGAGGTGTATGGGATCTAGAATTTACTGTGAATTGTCTGAAAGGAGACAAGTAAAATGCCAAGCCTAAACAAAGCCCGAGCAAAGACTAAAGCTGCGGCTAAGAAGAAGTCAGCTAAAGTCAGTGCCGCAAACCTCGACAAGTTGTTGGATATCCAATCGACACCTGATGCTCCACGAAAAACGTGGCATCGTACCCACGGCAAGAAAACCGGATTAGGCATCATGGCCTTCTGGGCTACCTTGTTCGAAGGCAACGAGATCCTGCCAAAGAGTAAGAAGATGACCAATGCGGAAATCGAACGACAGGTTCGTCTTGAGTTTCCTCACGAGAAGACTCTGCTTGAGAACCTTGACTCCGGTCGTCAGTCGGTTAACTACTACCGACATCTCTACAACAAAGGTCGCATGAGTAAACCTAAAGGTGTTACGCCTGAGACTCTCAGCTTTCGGTACAACGAAGATGGAGTTAAAGTTGATACTCGCTCTGGTAACAAAGTGTTGGATGCCAAAGCCATCAAAGCTATCGAGGCAAAGTATGAGTAAGTACTATCTTGGAATTGACCCCGGCAAGAGTGGAGGAGTTGCTCTCGTTTCTGACGAAGAGTATCTTGCATGGAAGATGCCAGAGACCGAAAGAGATCTTTGGGATATCATCCAGCAATATAAATCATCTATTCGATTCGGGATCATTGAGAGAGTACACAGCAGTCCACAAATGGGAGTCCGTAGTGCGTTCACGTTTGGACAAAGCTACGGATTCCTACGTGGAATGTTGATCGCAAGTGAGGTTCCGTTTGATGAGGTATCACCTGTCAAATGGATGACCAAGCTGTCTTGTCGAACTAAAGGCAACAAGAACATCACCAAAGCCAAAGCACAGCAACTCTTCCCAGAGTTGAAAATCACACACGCTATTGCTGATGCACTTCTAATCGCTGAGTACTGCAAGCAGATTCGATCTGGAATAGAATTTTATTCCTAAAGTCAGATTACCTATTGAACCGAAAACCAGATTAGTATATAAACCATGTCTCACTTCGAAATTCATTACAGTCATGACGATTGCTTTTACGAAGTAATCAGCCCACTTGGAGTGGTAGTAACCCGCTTCATTGACAAAGACCAAGCCAAACAATTTATAGAACAAACACTGAGGGGAGTAGTAGAAGATGCCTCGGAAGACGAAGACGAAGAAACCATTTCGTGATATTGCGAAAGACGGAATCACTTATTCATTTCTGGATGAGTGGTTGCTCGACAGAGAACAAGCCAGACTGAGCTACGTAGAAGGCTGGGCTTCATCTGGATTTAGCCAAGCGATGACCTACGGACTAGCGTTCCACGATTGCTTAGAGTGGATTGCCAAAGGACGTAGCCCAAAAACCATTCGCTGGAAGATCCTCAACCCATTCTACGAACGTAGATCTGAGAAGTTGAACGACAGCGACAAAGAACTGCTCATTAAGCTACTGAGTTTGGTTGAAGTTGCTTTCAAGCAATACGTTAAACACTGGGAAGGCTACGATCAGAACTTCAGCTACCTGTTCTACGAAGAATCCTTCAAAGTGGACCACGTTACAACCACGGGAGCATCCATTCCCCTCAGAGGAAGATGGGATGCCGCCTACTATGATCAGGATGGTCGACTGTGGCTTATGGAGAATAAGACCAAAGCCCAAATCGACGAAGAAGCGATCATGACCGCTCTCCCGCAGGATCTGCAAACGATGCTCTACGTGCATACTTTACAGCAGCGTACTGGAAGGCAGGTTGCAGGAGTCCTGTACAACGTGGCTCGTCGACCTCTTCTGCGTCAAAAGAAAAATGAGTCGCTTGAAGAGTTTACATGGCGGGTTGAAGATGATATAGTGACACGCCCAGATTACTACTTCATGCGATGGAAGGTCGAACTACTTCCTGAAGATATTGTGAACTGGGTAGACCGAACCTTGAACCCCATTCTCGACCAAGTAGGATTGTGGTGGGAGTCCATAAAAGAAAATCCATTTGAGCCGTGGGATTCCCCGCAGCACTTCCAGAACCCCGGAGCCTTGTTCACGAAGTATGGTAAATCAAGGTACTTTAACCTCCTTACCAGAGGTAGTACTGAGGGCTTATACCGAAGAACCGATAGGAGCTAACCAATGGCAAAAACTAAACAAGTCCGACGAAAAAAGAAAGCTTCATCAGGAGTCTCAGCGATACGGATTCCATCTGTTGATGAAGTTAACGAGCCTTCCACCACATTGACGGATTATGCAATCTGTTTGTTTGGGGAGAAGGGAGTTGGTAAAACATCTCTCGCTGCTCAGTTTGAGAACTCATTAATCATCATGCTGGAACCCAAGCGTAGGAACCTGAGAATCCGTCAGGTGAACGTAGATCCAATGAGCATTCGTGACATGGAAGAGTCCAACCCAAAGATGACTCCATGGATGTTGATCAAAGAGTACACCAAAGCAGTGCTTGCAGACGACACAGTCGACACTGTAGGCATCGATACGGTGGATCGTGCATGGGAAGCTTGCATTAACCACCATTGCTTCCAGAAGGGAATCAAAGACCCTTCTGACGCAAATGACCACGGGCGTACATGGAGAGTCATCAAGGATGATTTTGAGCAAACCATGAACAAGTTGCTGTATGCTGACAAGGGATTGATCTTCATCAGCCACGCTCACCTCCGTGAAGTAGAATCGCATGAGGGTGACAACCAATGGGTTCCCACTTGCGCACCTGCTGCATGGAAGTACTTGAAAGCAGTTTGTGATCTTGCAATCCACTTCGGCTACACCGAAAGCCGCCGTGCGTTAACAGTTCGCAACCCGGGACGCATTTGGAGTTCATGCGGTCCAACGGATCAATTCAGGACTGCTGATGGAACTCCTATTGAAACATTTTTTTCTGGTAACTCTCACGAGGAGAGCTACAAAATTTTAACCGATGCATTCAACAATGAGATTGACGAATCGTTGATTGCATCCACTTCAACAATTGTTTGAAAGGAACTGAACTATGGCTCGTGAAAAACAAGCCCAAGGATTTGCCGCCGCTGTCAAGAAAGTCGGAAACGATGCATGGGAGCAAGGCAAAAGTAATGTCAAAAGTGGTGGCTCGTATGAGCAGCAACCTATTGACGATGGAACTTATGTAGCCACTGTCGAGTCTGGTCGTACCGGAACCGATAAGAATGGCAACCCATACGTAGCCTTTGATTTCAAAGTCTTGCGTGGGGAATTTCAGGGAGTGCGTGTGAACAAATTCCACTCCATCGCAGAGAAGGGCAAGCGTACTCTTGAGCAAGCTCTTGGTAGCCTGCTGACCGATGTGAGTCGATTAGCGTCTCAGGATGTAGCTGATATTCAGCCTGAAGATGTAGAGACTCTTGTTGGGGATCTCAACGATGAGAATCCAGTTGTACAGATTGCTGTAGTGAACTCCGAATACAACGGTAACAACTACATCAACGTGTATGTTAACAAGCGACTGGAAGACTCAGACGCTCCAGCAATTGGTTCCTCTGACGACAGTGATGGTGAAGATGATCCTGAAGTCGGTGATTGGTACGAGTACACTCCACCAAAACGAAAGACTCCTGTTAATGTGGAAGTCATGGCGGTTGATTCTGACGAAGAGACTGTTGACCTGAAGACGCAGGAGGACAAGACTTTCGATGGAGTTGCTTGGGATGATCTCGGCGATTACATCGGGGATGATATCCCGTTTTAACGATACCTCTACTGCCCTGAGAGGGAGGGTGTGTTCGCATGCCCTCCCTTTCTTTTTTAAGGAACCGAACATGAAGTGCTATTGTTGCGACGAAAACCTAATTTGGGGTGGCGATGAAAATTGTGACGATGATGATAATTTTGAAATTATGACAAACTTAAGCTGCTCAAAATGTGAAGCGTTTGTCATTGTTTACTGGCAGAAGAAAGAGGAGGAGTCATGCTAATTGCTCTCGACACTGAGACCACTGGGGTAGACATGTTCCACGGAGCAACCCCATTCGCAGTCACGACCTGCGATGAAAACGGATTAACAAAGCTTTGGGAGTGGCCTGTAGACCCTCACACCAGACAAGTCATGGCTCCTGAAGAGGAGGTTCATGAACTCGTAGATTACATCTATGGATCTACGCTCGTATTTCACAACATCAAGTTCGATGTAAAAGCCCTGCGTAACTTGGGGATCAGGCTCGTATTCAAAGACTCAGGATGGGCCTCAGCACCGTACGTAGATCATAAGTTCGAAGCAGTTCTGGAAGGCTTCGAGGATACCTTATTGGCATCTCATGTTTGCAACAGTGAAGAGTCTCATGGCCTGAAGTACTTAGCTGATAACTACCTCGATATCATGGAAGATGATCAGGAGGAGCTTCTGGACGCAGTCCGAGCAGCTAGAAGATCAGCGAAGGCTAAAGGCTGGACTCTTGGCAAAGCCCTGAGCAACACCTCTTCAACTCACTGCGACTACTGGCTACCGAAAGCAGTCGACCCAGAGTCGAAGGTTCTAGAGAGGTATGCTGTTCAGGATGCAGTAAGAACTATCCTGCTGTGGATGATGTATCGAGTTGTCCTGAAGGAAGAGAAGCTGCAAGAGCATTACGAGACCCGCAAACAGCTTGTCCCCCTTACCTTCAGAATGGAGCAATCAGGTATCACGCTAAAGCCTCGTACACTTACCAAAGAGATCAAGAGGTACACTGAAGCTGCTGAAGAGTGCGAAGAGGCTTGCATCGAGATGGTAGCTAAGAAGGGGCTGCTCGACGACGAGTTCAACATTCGTTCCGGGATACAGATATCCAAAGTGCTGTATGGTGATCCTGATGGAGATACCCCTGCTCGCCAGAAAGGATTGAATTGCCCCGTCATTGAGACAACCAAGACGGGAGCCAGTACATCAGCTAGCACTTTGCTGGAGTTGTATCGTGGTCACGTTGGAAAGAGATCCCACGCTAGACCGTTTATATCGAATATACTAACTCATAGGAAGAATCAAACCTGCTCACAGTATCTCACGAGCTACAAAAACCTATCACTGAAGGAGGGTAAGAGAACTGTTCTTCATCCATCGTTCAATCAAACAGGAACCAGAACCACTCGGTGGTCATCAAGTAACCCCAATGGACAAAACATCGGGGCGGGAGGCAAAGATGCGTTCGGAGTGGCTGTGGACGATTTCTGTCTTCGGGATGTGTTTGGTCCTCCCAATGGGCGTGTCTGGTTTTCCGCTGATTATAGTCAGTTGGAGCTTCGGATATTGGCTGTGCTTGCGAAAGAGGAAAAGCTATTACGAGCATTTGAAGAGGGACAGGATATCCACACCCTTACTGCTGACTCCTGTTCCATTAGTCGGAAGGCGGCTAAAGGAGTTAATTACGGACTCATTTATGGGGCAGGGAAAGCGAAGCTAGAAGCCATGACTGGCGTGAAGAACTTCGACAAGGTTTTCAAAGAAGCCTTTCCCGGCATTGGTAACTTCATGGATCAGACTTCGAAGGAAGTCAATCGCACTGGATGCGTGAGAACCATCAGTGGTTACAAGCTTCAGGTTCCTGAAGAGAAGCCTTACATCGGAACCAACTATAAGATCCAAGGCTCTGCTGGTGATATACTGAACCACGCAATGATAGCTGTCAGCAACTGGTTGAAGCCTGACGACGACTTCCCGAAGAATGACAAAGGTAAACTTATCATGTGCATTCACGATGAGCTTGTTATCGATTACGACAAGTCAGTCGGTCGTAAGAAGCTATCTGCGGTCCCCCGCAACATCAAGAGACTGATGGAGTCCGCTGGTGATATGTTTGAGATTGTTACACCAGTTGACGTAGATCGAATTGACAACCGCTGGTCAGATAAACAGGGAGTAGAGTGATGGGGCGTAAACATAAAAAAGAAGAAAAGGAACGAATCATCCTGAGGCCATGTCCATTCTGCGGACATGAAGCAGAAGAGTTTCATTCCCTCCAGAATGTTCCACTCAGCCTCCCTTCAGGATATGGCTGCAAGAGTTGTGGAGTCCAACGTGAGACTGCTGAACAATGGAACCAGAGAGCCAAATGGTCTGAGATGTGTGCATTCATGTACAGACTTGGTTGGAGCGATGCTCAGGAGAAATTAAATGATTCGCATTAATCGTGATACCTTTAGGGATCTTGTTGAGAAGAACAACCCGGTGAAACCTTGTCCATTCTGCGGACACTTCTACCCACAACTTCTGGAGAGCAGTGATCTCTGCTGGATCAACTGCTTAGACTGCGATTGTGATGGGCCACCAAAAGAAACCCCAGACAAAGCAATCGAAGCTTGGAACACTCGTCCCTATCTGGGCGATGGTAAGAAATAAATCTGAATTAAATTCACAAAATAGTAACCTATGGGGGTTTACATACCGATAAGGTTTGTAGTAAGGTATATGAAGTTGGGAAACGGTTCCCACAAAAACAAACCCTAGAGGAGACATCACATGGTGATTTGTTACCAGTGCGGACACCCCGCAGAACTTGTTGAAACAGAATTTTCCGAAGACAGCTATGGCCTCTGCTCAATCCGAGGTCCATACCTAGCACACACCAGTTATCATACCGAAAAAGCAACCGAATGTTGCGAATCTACTGAGTGGACTGAAATTGAAGAGGAGGACGAGTAATGAATTGGTTGCAGAAAATGCAAAGGTAACATAGTTTTAACCTAACCGAACAACAACTAATCGAACTAATTAGGAGAGCCAAAATGGCAAAAGTAAAAGGAAACGAGCAATCAAAGCTCAGAGTGTTTACTCACCACGGTGTGAGTCTCAATGACAGTGGATCTCAGGCAGTTGGGGACTGCCCCTTCTGCGACAAGGAGAAGAAGTTCTATGTCTCCAAATCACGGGGACAGTACCACTGCAAAGTCTGCGGAGTGAAAGGCAATACATACACTTTCCTCTCAGAGATGGCGAAGCTCTGCAAAGACGCTACGTCTGAAAAGCAATTCAAGTCTTTCGCTAAGGATCGTGGAATCGATGTCAATGTACTCAAGCGTAACGGGCTTGGGTACGATGGTGCATTGGAACGATGGCTGATGCCAGTCCTCAACTCTGAGGGAAATCTTGTTAACCTGATGACCTACGATGAATCTCTGGAAAAAGGGAAGACTCGCAGTACTCCAACTTGTGCGAGACATCTCTACGGGGTTAACAAGCTTGCTGACAGTGGCCCCATCTACGTTTGTGAAGGTGAGTGGGATGCTCTGGCTCTGGAGAGCCTGCTGGACAAAGCTGGAGTTACTACGGCATCTGTAGTAGCTGTTCCGGGGGCTGAGACATTCAAAAAAGAATGGGTGAAACATTTCGATAAACGTGATGTGATCCTGCTTTATGATAACGATGCGTCTGGTCAGGATGGTAAAATCAAAGTGATCGAAATCCTAACCGACAAAGCCAAGTCAATCCGCTCGATTGTCTGGCCCTCTACCACCCCAGAAAAGTATGATATCCGAGATCTCATATCTGACCATGGTCTTAAGAAGACTACGTGGAAGCGTCTTCAGGAATTGCTGCAAGATGATTCCGGTCAGCCCTCAAAGCCAAAGATCAAGAGAACCTCTTTCAAAAGTGTCCTAAAGGATTTCAAAGCAAGTCTCCACTTTGATAAGGACATGGAAGAGGCACTCTTGATCACTTTGGCTACCGTGATCAGTAACAAGATTCCCGGCGACCCTCTTTGGATCTACGTAGTTGGACCTCCCGGATGTGGTAAGTCCATGATGCTACAAAGCTTCATGCACGCTCAGGAGTGTATCTTCCGCTCCAAGCTGACTGCAACCTCACTGGTATCTGGAATGCGTCAGGACGATGGCTCAGACCCCTCTCTGCTTGCTCAGTTGGATGAGTGTACTTTGGTCATCAAAGACTTCACAGCAGTGAAAGCATTGCCTCTGGTGGTTCAGGAGAACCTTTATGGGATACTCAGAGATGCCTACGATGGGAATGTACTTGTCGAATATGGGAATGGAGTGAAGCGTAACTACCCCAAAGTCCACTTCAGTATCGTGGCTGGGATCACGGACGTTGTCCACGGTGACAATCGTGCTGCTCTTGGTGAGCGATTCCTAAAGGTCGAAGTGATACCCTCCGACAGAGAGTATAACCAAGAAGCTCAGATCCGTGCATCGCTGACTAATGCGATTGCCAATCGACGGGCTGAGGATGGTCTGAAGGATAGTGTGCAAGCATTCATCTGGCATCTTTCCGAGACCTTCGATCTGGAGAAGCTTCCAGCAGTGCCACCATGGGTTGTGGATCGTATCGTCTCATTGTGTCAAATCATCGGTAGCCTCCGAGCATCTGTACTACGAGAACGAAGTGACGATGTATCCTATCGTCCCCGCCCAGAAATTGGTACCAGATTAGCCAATCAGATACTTAAGCTGGGACGGGCCTGTGCGCTCGTAGCAGGCAAGGACGAGATTGATGAGGATATATACCAGATCATGCAGAAAGTCGCATTCTCGACCGCTCACGGCTATCAGAGCGACATTGTGCGGGAACTGGTACACTATCCCAAGGGATTGACCATTGAAGAACTGTGTCAAAACCTACAATTAACAACTTCTACTGTTCATCGTAGGCTAGATGACCTCCAACAGCTTAAAATAGTAGTATCGCAGAAGCGGAAGGATAAGAGGCGTGGTAGACCTACCAATGTCTGGAAAGTCACTGACATGATGCGAGACCACTGGGACAAAGCCGAGGTTAACATTAGAAGAGTTATAAGATGATATCACATAGCAGCAGGTTCTCGTCAGACGATACTGATGAACGATACCAGCGTGCTGTTCACAACATATTCGATTACGTCCGTCAGGTAGGCTTCCAAGAGGGTCTTACAATGGAGGAACTCTTGGGAGTCATGACGGTGTGTCGAGGTTCGCTGGAATTGAATCTAGCCCTATCAAATTTAAGAAAAAAATTAGAAGAAAACGAAAGTGAGGAAGATGATGAGTAGCGGTTTTCAAATTGAGATGCGTTTGGTGATGCTGGAGGATCAGGATCAGGGACCACGACAGTTCCTTGGTGTTGGTGGATACAGTGTATCCCCGAAAGACATCTACGACATCGACAAACATGATGCAGTCAGATTACGTATGGCAGCAGTGTCGTCAGAGCTTCTCAATCGAGCTTACATGGCTCTGGTTGATGAGAAGGTGGAACTCGATGAGATCCATGAAGAGACATTGTCAGCAGATCAAATAGTACGAATGGCTGATCTAGTTCGGGTAGGTAAATACAGTACCACCGCCCTGATGCGTACCCATGACGATGGTAAAAAAGAACTTACATTCACGATGACACCCGAAGGTGAAGTGAATTAAATTCACGAAATTGATACCTATAGTATGTATCTTTTTATTCTATAAATCACGAGGTGAGAGAGTAGCATGCCTAAAAAGACCAAAAAACGCCCCCCTGCGACCCCCCAAGTAGGGATCAGGGAGTTAGTATGGGTTGACCCCACATCATTAGATGATAACCCCTTGAACTGGCGTAAGCACCCTCCCAAGCAGCGATCAGCCATTGGAGCATCCATCAAAAACAATGGATGGGCTGATGCCCTAAAGTTCAATGAGAACACTGGCAAGCTGATTGATGGTCATGGGCGTAAGCAAGTCGCCATTGAAAATGGAATTGATTCCGTTCCTGTTTTGATTGGTTGGTGGAGCGAGGATCAGGAAAAGGACTTGCTAGCTACTCTCGACCCTCTTGGTTCCATGGCAGAGACTGATGCCGAAGCTTTGCAGGCTCTCACCAAATCCTTAAAGCAGGATGAAGACAGGTTGGAGAACCTAGCAGACGAAGAGGCACGAGTCCTCGAAACATTTACTCACCAGCTAGACTCCTACGCATTTGATGTTGGGATTGGTAACGCACCAGCTTCATTCCTCAACCGCCAGAAGATTGTTAGTGATCGAGAACAGGAAGAGATTCTAGATCCAGCACGAAGACAAGTCGAGTACGATGAATCTGTTGTCACTTACGAAGTGAACGAAGATGTATTCTTCGAAGGCTACGGAGATATCCCTGCCCTCGACCCAGAAGGAATTGCAACGCAGCCACCAACTATCACTTGGGATCGTCAGGACAAGACAAACGTACCTGAAGCTTGGTACTGTTACTCAGCACGACCATTCCCGGAAGACCGAGTTGGGGGTACTCTTGGATTCTTCACCGAAGACCACAGATTCGAAAAGGTTTGGCAGCGTAAGAAAGAGTTTGTAAAAATACTTGTCGAGGACGAATGGGACGCAGTAGTTGCTCCAGATTTCTCAACTTGGTCTAGCTGGCCCTTCCCTGTTCGACTTTATAATGTGTATAGAAGTCGGTGGTGTGCTAGGTTTTGGCAGGAGTTCGGAATCAAAGTCATCCCGACACTACCTTGGGGTGGTGATCCCGAAGAAAATGCTCCGTTCATGTATGAGTCTCTCCCAGAAAACTGCCCACTCGTAGCAACGCAGTGTAGGGTAACGAAGGGGGATCGTAAAGCTTGGGCTAGTTTTGCTCGTGCCATGCATGTTGCAAACGAGTGTATTCAGCCTCAAGGTGTTATAATATACGGAGGGATTGAGCTAAGGGAAAAGTTCATTCGCAATTTGCCAAAAGGGCCGGAATACATATTTTTAGATGCCTTCATGACTAAGCGGAGGCACAGACTAAAGAGAAGTTGAGATGGAACGAAAACGATTCAGACCGCAATTCAATGGCGACCCATTTTCCTTTCAGGATGAGTGGGTCGACATGCGTTACTCACGCAAAAGATACAAAGAAGGCAAAGGGACCCTAGAGTCTTACAAGAAAGATCTTGAAGGCTTGTGGTCGAATGTTGTTAGGGCGCACGAGCGTTACAACAAAGGGGATCAGACTAAAGAATCCAACCGGGCAATGTCTCGTGCGGAGAATGCATTTGGTCGTAAGCTTCAAAGTATTAAACGTACCGGCGGTAAGGTAAAGATTAGTAAATCTGGTCACCTGATGATCGACGGGAAGACGGTTGCCAAACGTGGTGGTGCCAAAGTCGGAGGTAAGAAAAACCTCAAGGCAGGTGGTATCTATGAGATGTACAAAATTAGCGGTAAGCAGTATCGACATGCTGGTCGACCAAATCAAAAGAAGGGCGATGACAGATATCGTGGATCAGAAAAAGCCGCAGCACATCGTAAGAGTAGGACTGCCTACCAAAAAGATTACAGGGCAAGAATCAAAGCTGGGACTCATACTCCTAAGAAACGAAAGAAGAAAAAGAAATGATTAAGAAAAATAGAAGCTCGATGAATGTGAGGAAAAAACTCCTCCCAGCTAAAAAAAAGACCATCCTTAAAAATAGCAGAGCAGACGGTGGCAATCATACTAGAGAGCAAGGTTATAAAGCTTTGAGCCTTGGGCGACCCAGAGGTATTAGCGGTAAAAAAAGTGACCATGGCGGTATTGCAGGCCAAGGAGCCTCCTTCCGAAAAGGGGGAGGAGTCAAAGGTACTGCCATAAGAAAAGTTCCAAAAGACACTTACAAACGTAAAAAGAAATAAAAGGGCTTGGGCTAGCACTAGCAAAGGGGTTCGGCTACTCAATCTCTAGCTAGTGCTGGCTTTTAGCACGAAAGGAAAATTGCAATGGCTAAAATGAGATCACTTCAACAACACAATCGAGAACAAGCTACGTTGCGTAAAGTAATAGACCGACAGAAATTTGGTCCGAAAAAACTGTATAGAAAACCACCACCTGCTCCTCTTATGAAATCACCGAGGAGTTCCAAAATAAATGCAATGAAAGCTAAGTTGAAAAAAGAACAAGCTAAAAAGAAATGACACACTTAGCAGCGTACATTCATCATCGAAAACTAAAGCGGGAGAGCTTGGAAAAGTCTTTTCTCCCAGAAGTAGAAAAGCAAAAGCTACGGGAGAAATATTATGCCAAGGCCAAAGAACAAACTCAAAGCACAACACAAACACAGTCGTGATGCTGCTTACAAACGGAAGAAGAAAGCGTCCTACAAGGGCGATCCTATGAAGAACTTTATCGACAAACAGTCTAAAAAAATGAAAGGTTAGACAAATGGCTTCACTACGAGGAAGAGCAAAGTACGTCAAGAACGTCAGACATCAATTAAAGAAGGCTACATCCGGGAAGAAATCCACGACAGAAGCTCTCAAAACTGTCAAAGGTATGCAAAAAGGTCGGAAGAAATTCCGAAAGATTAAACCTGTAAGGCTCGACGAAGTCTAATTTAAGTACAGTTTTTCGCTACTTTAGGCTGTATCAACCCACCAACTTAATGCAAGTTCGGTGGGTTTTTTTATGCATTGATTGATCTAAAAGGTACTTATGGGTAAACTTAGGGCATGAGCAAGCAAACTGAAAACCTGACCAACGACTTTGAACAAGCCCCATCCTCCAAACGAAAAGGAGGACGACCAAGTAAGTTGAAACAACTGCTGGAGAATCGTGAGCAATATGACAAGATGCTCCAGTATTTAAGGCTAGGTGCCACGATCACATCGGTATGCGGTGTTCTGGGTATTGCTCCGAATACATTTGCTCAATGGATGCATAAAGGCAGGGATGCTGCCAAAGGTATGTATCGTGAGTTTTATTGGGATGTGATCGAATCTATCGGGCATGCATCTGTCATGGTGGAGGCGCAGATCAAGGTTAACAACCCCATGGCATGGCTGAAAAATGGGCCACGGAGACTGCTTGGGGACGAGTGGCGGGACGACCCTGAATCTGTCTCCATCATGCGGATGGAAGGCGAAGTCGATCACCAACATGTTATCTATGACGGTCGCGCCCCGGCCACGGATGAAACTTTAGCGGCTGCTCTAACAGAGCTAAAGAACGCTGGACTACTGGATTTCAAGCAGAATATAATCGACGGTAGTGTTATGGGAGGCGACTCAAGTGAGGTCAGTCCCGAAGAGATCTCCCTCCCAGATAAAGAATGACCCCCTATGCTTGAGCGGTCAAGCACATAGTATCGAAAACAAAAAGGCATTTGAAATGGCGAGACTAAAAAGATCGAAACGACGACGCAAGCTTAAGAAGGCTGGAAAAATGGGTGCTGCTGTCACCCTCGGTAGACTAGGTGGAGAAGTAGGTGGTCCTCGTCGTGACGCAGTCCTCTCGAAAAAGCGTAAACGCAAGATCGCCCAGATGGGTGCTGCTGCCAAGCATGGCTACAAATATAAGGGTCGATAACGGGTGGTTTGAAGAACGCGCGTGGAAAAATTTTTTTTTGCTCAACTCACTGAAGGGTCAGCCGACTAGGGGCTGGCCTTTTTTCGTGCGATGACCTGTAAAGAGGGCCGATTAGACGAGACCCCCAAGATACATGTAAAGAGGGCCGACAAGACAGGGGTACCTACCGAGTCCGAGTGTGGTGTAAAGAGGGCCGTCTAGACCGACCTTCCCGAAGGGTTACCCCTCCGAGTCGGCCTTTCCTTCATGACTTGAAATGATCTAGGTAGTTCGCCAATGCCATCTCTATCGGCCATAATATCACCACGTATCCTATCCAGCTTAATGCTTCTAACATTTTTAGACTCCCGAATTAAAACCATAAATTAACTACCTATAGTATCGGTGCATTAATTCTAAAAACTTTACGGAATTCCTTATTATTACCCTTTACAATGTCGATTCTATTAGAGTAAGATAAAAACCTACTTAATTAATCCCTAGTTTTAAGGAACTAAAAACATGACCAACTTATTGAAATTCCGTCCTAATTCTAAGATCCTAAAAACCGGCAAGGCTTTCGGTATGCGACCTTGTGAGGTTTCCGCTTTTGCTATCCTTGCCGGTCATACTTGCCCGGGCGCAAAAGATTGCCTAGCTAAGGTGATGATTGAGGAAATGAAGCGGAAACTGATTGACGGTAAGCACTCAAAATTTCGTTGCTTTGCTGCCACTAGTGAAGTGGGAAGGGCAAACGTATTCAACGCTCATAAGCACAACACCGATTTACTACAAGATTGTAAGACAAAAGAAGAGATGGCCGAATTAATAATAGAATCGATTATTGCCAATTGTAGCAAAGCTATTCAATTAATTAGGGTACATTGGTCTGGTGACTTCTTTAGTCAAATGTATTTTGATGCATGGCTATTAGTTGCAAAACGAATGAGAAATATTCGATTCTATGCCTACACTAAGAGCCTCAATTTTTGGAAGCGTAGGGAATACGAGATCCCCCATAATCTATTTTTAACCGCTAGTCGTGGTGGTCGTTACGATCATCTCATCGGTAAAATCTTTGCTGATCGTGAGGCTGTCGTGGTATTCAGTGAAGAGGAAGCGGAAAGACTAGGCCTAGAACTAGATACCGATGACACCCACGCGGCAGGCTATGGGGGCGACTTTGCGTTACTCATTCATGGTAATCAACCATCGGGAAGCGATGCCCAAAAAGCTTGGAAGAAACTACATGCATAGGAGGATTAAAAATGAAATTCTTGAAAACAGACAGTACGCCTAAAATGCTTTTCATGGTCATTGTCATAAGCCTAGCAATTAGGATCCTAATATAACTAGGGAAGGCCTCCTACCAGAAATGGTAGGGGGTTTTTTTATCTCTGGGGTGAAAAGAGGGCCGATAGTATACACCCACCTAGTTGCACGCAGTGACCATGAAAAGAGGGCCGTCTGGGGGGAGGCAACTCCGTAGGAGACCTACCGGTCGGCCTTATTTACAGCCATGCTAATCCTGCATCATGGGGCTATAAAATAGTCAGAAAATAATTATGGATTTCTTTAATTATGGGCTTGCAATATGTCGATTCTATAATTAGACTGATATGTAATAAGTTTATTAATCCTAATTTAAGGAACCCTAGACATGGAACTGAATTATATCTGGAATGAGAATTACCCGATTGCTATTCACGTAGATGACAAGAACGCATCGCCCCAGAGTTTACAACTATTATCGAATATGGAAGATTTGCCCGTCCGACATATCCCAACCAACAAAAGTTACTACCCACAATCCTAATTACAAGGAACCCTAGACATGAACGATCGAACGATAAATTTAGTTGCCCTACGTGTTGCAATCGCTAAGTTAGAAATGGAATGCGTAGGGTTAAAATCCCGAGGACAATCAGCCTATAGCCAATTGAAGAATGCTTTAGGGTTGAAGGGGAGCAAGGCCAAAGTCTTAGAACAGGCTAAAGCCATTTATGAAGCGGGCAAAGTAGCCCATAACATTTAGTCACCTAGGGGGATGAAATACTCCCCCATATTTTAAGGAACCCTAGAAATGAACTACCGAGAAAAGTGTTCAATATTAGCCAAAGAAGTTGCCCAGAATATGAGCGTTAAAGAACTACGTGAATATATGGAATACACGGTATATGACGGGGCGAAGTCTGACACGGGGATGTTTGACTTCTGGAAAGAAGAACTAAAATCAATGAAAGAAGAAAGGGCAGAGTAATGAAAGTTAAAGACGCAATCAAGTATTTGAACCAATTAGACCCAGAGGATCACATCGTGATCGCATGGTGGGACATGGGCATGTTTTATGATCCAGATCCAGAACAGACACGGTTTGACCCACCTGTCACAAAGACCGAGTGGGAAGACGTAGTACATATCGGTGATGATATGGATTGGAGTATGACGCACGAATCGTTATCGAGCGTTATGGATATGGAGATTGAAAACAACCGGAAACAGTAGCCTAAAACCCTAGCCCCTGAAACATGGGGCTTCTCTTTTGCCCAGAGGTTGAAAAGAGGGCCGACCCGTGCCTGCGGCTCTTTCCAGTCGTACCTCCTGTCGGCTCTTTCTTCATCTTCTCCAGAGAATCAGAGGACTTGTTGGTGTTAAAATAGGTAAGATATAAGGTCAGAATTATTTTATGGATTTTTTGTCAAAATAGTAACCAAACCTATTTACTTACTAGTAATCTGTCGATTATACTTAATAGCAGAGTTGAGGCACTTAGCCAAAACCAAAACCCTAGTTTAAGAGAACCCTAGACATGACCATTATTTATCCATCAATAAAAACACAAAGACCAATCGACCTGACAAACCTTGTCGAGGTTTACCGTAATCTTAACGTAACGGATAAGACTAGAATCCCTCAAGAATTGCGGACAGAGTCCGGAGTGTATGGCTGCCCGATCTATAGTATCTGCCAAAATGGTAGGATCGTAGGTTATAGCAATAACCTGATTTTGGAAGATGTTCGAATCCGTATTCAGGAAGGGGGACAACGTCGAGCCAAAGAAGAAGACCGCAAAAACGTACACGCCTATTTCGTCGGGAAGCTTGTTCCCCATGTTAGCGGAGTTTGCAAGGCATCCGGCGGTTTCCCTGTCAACCCGTATCGACCGAAACAGGGTGACAAGTGTTTCACTTATCGAGTCAATGCATTCGTTGCCGAGGTTGGGGAACGCCAAGACATTGACTCCCCGTTTTGGTATGCCGGTGCTGTGAAGCTTTCCCACGAGGGTCAATGTGCTACGGTTTACCTTCCCCGTGAAACTGTAGCCCCAGATCTTACCTAATAACTAGGGTGTCCTAGGCATGACTCAAAACTGCCTATTCTCAAATAATTGGGACTAGCTCGCAACCCAGTGAACTTAGTCCATTGCTCAGAGGTTGCCGCATATGCAGGCTTTGGATTGTCCCAGTTATTTTTTCTAGGCATGACTCAAAACTGCCTATTCTTTTTCTCACTCCAATTTTTAGGAACTAATAACATGACTGACACAATTCTCAACATTCATACCGATTTTTTCAACCAGCAAGCTGACACCGTTTACAACACCATTGAGCAAGAATTGCAATTAGCGATGGATCGGTTTTTGCGTGAGCATAAACTACAACAGGAATTCAATAACGGAAATGTCTGGTTTGAGAATCAGGTCGAGATCCTAACCTGTGACAAAGACGGACGTATCGAAGGGTCTGAAGCTTACGTCGAAATGCCCGAGTATATCGGAACCCGTAAGGATAGCGACAAAGACCGATTTGACGATCCAGACGTAGAAGACATCCACTCGTCGACTTGGCACACTAAGACCGAAAGAATTTTCGATTGGATCTCTTGGAGTTATTCCAACTATCCAAATGCTACCGATGTCACGGTTTCCATCCGTGGGTTATACGATGACGGAAGTGAACACGGATGCACTATTGAATGGACGGGGTTTGTGGTCGAGTTCAAACGAGAGACTTTCAAAATCGTTCGGTTTCACTTCCCCAATATTGACATCAATGAGGCTGAATTTATTAAAGGCGGTTTGACTAGGGAAGAAGCCATCGCTCATTGCAAGCGAGAAGACTCGCACGAGATGTGGACGTGGTTTGACGGATGGACAGCAGAGTGAGAAGGGGGGGAGGTCAAGCAATTGGCCTTCTCTCTGTGGTATTTCCCCCCTAGTAGCACCCTCAAAAAAAATTTAGGGGTATCCCCCACAAAAAAAATTTTGGGGTATACTGGACGCTGTAATGTAACCCTGTAGTCGTGCAAAGGAGTAGCCATGTCTGAAGAACAACAGGAATTCGAATTCGTCCATCAGGAGACGGAGATCAACGAACGCCCCTCCCCGGAAAAAATTGAGATGATAAAGAAGGTGGAAGGGATGATGCAAACTACCCTCCCTAAAGTAGAGCAGATGCTTGCAATGAAGGAGGAAACTCGTCAGATGATATCGGAGGTTAAAAACCTCCTCCAAGAAGTCGAAGAAATAACAAAAAGATTATCCGACTAAGCTTTATCTCTTCTCCAGAAGACCCTACAATGGTAGATGGAGAGGTCTATTAACATAAATATTAATATTACCCAGAGTAATAGTTTTATAGTATACCTTACGATTTCGTGAATTTAATTCACAGGAGTAGCAACAATGGCAAAAGCCCCCGCAAAGAAAACGGAAGAGAATCCTCTGGAAGCAAAGATGCAGGCACTCGCAAGTGCAATGGCAACGGTTTCAGAGTCAGTGTCCACTATCAATGAACGATTATCCGAACTAGAGCCTAAGGTGGACCGAGTCCTTCCTCGTGAAGGCCCGGTGCCTATTGAAGTCTGGCTTTCTCTGGACAAAGAGACTGTAGTCGCAAATGCTCTAAAGGGGTGTGTCGAGGGTATTCTGGCGAATGCACCTCTTCACAATCTTGGGGATCCACACATGCAGGCTGAATACGCTAGAATAGCTATAGGGATGGCTGAGGTCTTCCTTCTAGAGGTTGCAAAGAAGAAAAATCAGACACTAGAGGTAAAAACCGATGAACAAGATACTGAGTAACGTAAAAGGCATGTTTTCTGACTGGTTAGCGTCCACAAAGTCAAAAAGACTGGTCGCAGCCATCGTAACCTCGGTTTTCACCACAATTGGCGTGGAAACAGGGTGGTTGAGTGAGTCTCAAGCGTTAAATATCGCTGGAATCGTCATTGCAGCCATTCTTGGTGACTCGTATCGTCCTATGAACCCTGAGAAGTAAGATGGGACGTAGAAGACGAGCTAGAAGGGATGATATGGACGATCAGGGCTATTACACCAAACCTGACGCTAAATCTTCCCGTATAGAAGCCAAAACCGAGGCTAAAAGCGACAAATACGACTATAAGATCTCGAAAGTCGATGCCAAGGCAGAAAAAAGCTACGCCACCGCTGCTAAACGCAACTCATTAGCCAATTTGATAAAATGGGTGCTAATAGCAGTGGGTGTCCTCTATTCACTGACCAAATTCGGTGGATCAGGCTTACTAGACAAAGCGAAAGGGTTAATCGGACTATGAGAACTAGATTTATCAAAGATTATGTCAAGAATCGCATGGTAATACGTGGTCCCTTCACTGAAGATACAGTGATGGTCAGCAAGTACCTCGTTTCCAGCGGATATAAGCCAGTTACTCTCGTAGCGTACTGGAAGCATGTCCTTTTCTGGTGGAAGAAGCCTAAATCGACTCCTCTCCAGAAAAAGTAATGACTTTACTTATTAATAAATAACGACCGAAGCTTTAGCGAGGGAGTGATGAATCAAGCCCTAAGTGAAGATGCCCTCTTCTACTTCTATCGCTGTGTTCCCCAGAGAATAATTGACGGGGACACGGTGGTTCTGAAAATAGACCTTGGACTTAACGTCTCAGTCACTGAACCATGCCGTCTCAAAGGCATCAACGCCCCCGAGATACGAGGTTTAGAGCGTCCAGAGGGGTTAGAGTCCAAAGCCTTCTTAGAATGGCTTCTAGACGGTCCTAGCGACTTTGCCTGCCAGACGTACAAAGACCGAACTGGCAAATACGGGAGATATCTTGTCGACCTGTATGCTGATGAGGTTTGCGTTAACGAAGCAATGGTGGCAGAAGGCTATGCAGAAGAAATCGAATGATCTCCGTATCAGTGTAGGTGTGAACGAGCAGGTAAATCACCCGAAACACTACACCAAAGGCAAACTGGAGGCATGGGACGCTATTCATGGTCTCGGATTAGGTTACCTCGCAGGGAATGTGGTAAAGTATCTAATTAGATACAAGCTGAAAGACAACCCAATGCAGGATCTCTTGAAAGCTCAGGCGTACCTAAACAAGCTAATCGAGGAAGAATCGAATGAGTCTACTGGATCAGATTAAGAATAAAGACCAAGTATTCCATGGTTTACGTCCTAAGTGGACAGCCTATATTCCTCATGATCCTACGGCAAAACAACTAGCATTCCTGATGTTACCCCATCGTGAGGCTTTCTATGGGGGTGCGGCAGGGGGTGGTAAGTCTGACGCTCTCCTGATGGGAGCTTTGCAGTATGTAGACGTTCCGGGCTACGCTGCTATGATCTTCCGTAAGACATTATCTGACCTTAAACAACCCGGAGCCTTACTCGACCGTACTCATGCATGGCTCTCAAACACTCCTGCGAAATGGAATGCTGGTGAACACACTTATTACTTTCCTACATTCGACGATAAAGGCAATCCTGCGGAGCCTGCGAAGCTTACGTTCGGGTACATCGGACAAACCGATGCTTACACCCGCTATCAGGGAATCGAACTCCAGTACTGTGCATTTGACGAACTTACCCAACACTGGGAAGACGATTATCTGTATCTCTTCTCTCGAATCCGGCGTAACCGATGTCCTGAACACGGAAATGACCGAGACCCAACTTGCAAAGATTGCGACTTACGCTCTTCCGTCCCTATTCGAATGCGATCAGCATCCAACCCCGGCGGTGTGGGTCATCAATGGGTACGGGATAGATTCGACATTGGCCCATCGCCCGATCCAGATAATCCCGAAAAGCAAAGATACGTAGGTCGCCATGCTGACCGACCGTACATCCCTGCGTACATCTCCGATAATCCATTCCTCGACCAAGAAGAATACAACATCGGTCTGGATCAGTTAGATCCTGTCACACGCGCACAGCTACAGGGTGGAGACTGGGGAATCTCGGCAGACTCACGATTTAAGAAACAGTGGGCCAGATACTACAGCGTTCGTGGGCCAAATATTTGCATGGGCAAGGATGGTAAAGGAGAAGCTCACCCAATTGATTCTCTCCAGAGAATATTCTGTACTATTGACCCTGCGGCATCATCGAGAGAAGGGCCGGGGGACAAAGACATCTGGCGTAAGCAAGCCAGCTACACAGTTATCTCAACATTCGGACTCACCATGGACTACAACCTCGTCTGGTTGGACATGCGTAGATTCCGTAAAGAGATTCCCGACATCCTTCAGGAAGTGCGTACTGTCTACAAGAAATGGCATCCACAATACTTTGTCTGTGAATCCTCTGGACTAGGTAAGGGAGCGTACCAGATGCTTCTGAAGTGTGGTCTGCCTGTTAAACCTGTTCACCCTCACTACGACAAGCTGGTTCGGGCTACCGATGCCATGAACCGCATGCAGCAAGGTAAGATCTGGCTTCCTCAAACCGCAGGCTGGTTGGCTGACTGTGAAAAAGAACTATTCACATGGACTGCTCACCCTCACCAAAGCGATGACATCATAGACACTTTGGCGTATGCAGCGAAAGAAGTTAGTTGGGAAGCAGCCCATGAAGAGCGGAGCATGTCCGAACTTTACATGGACGACCTTCCGTCTGTCTTCTAGTTATTTGGCTTCAAGAATCTCGTAGTCGATGTACTTATTGAATCCTAAGTTTTCGTCTCGTTTGTTGACATAGAAAAGTCTTAACCAGTATGCTCCGATTGGCTTAGGAGGCGCACCTCGTTCGACATGCCATCCATCGTAACCGTCTTTGAATTCTTCTTTATAAGTCGGAATACACAGATGCGTTTGTTTATCGTGATAAGTCCCTGTCTTTCCTAAACGTAATCGCATTAGATCAACTTTCCACGATTCGTGAATGTGACCACTAATAACGATGTGTGGATCAGGTAGGTAGACAGCCTTCCGAGCAGTTTTAATAACACCCTTGGTTACTGGACCACCACCACCTGCACCATGAGAATAGTGCAAAATTAATGTGCGTCCTGAAACCCTGTTTGTACTGGGGTCACTTATCGAAAATCTTACAAAGCCAGAGTACCCACCGTTGTGAGTTCTGTGGCCTGTTCGATATTTAAGCTGAGTAGTCAGTCTCTCAATTAAGTCAGTCTCCTGACGTTTTAAGATGGAGGCTTCATGGTTACCCCGAGCAATGACAATAAACTGATCAGCGTAGGGTAGAAAAAAATCAGAAGCAGTGTCCACCAGAGCGTCCAAATACTCAGGAACCTTATGCTCCTCTCGGATATCTGCTTTCGAGGATCTCGGGTCATACTTTCCCTGCATGGCACAGAAGAAATCACCGCAGTCAATGATTCCTGCGTTCCGTTCTCGTGCCTGTTCTAGATGTTTTTTCTGGAGTTCCCAATCACTTTTAGGATTATCCCAGTGTCGGTCGGAAGTTAATAAAAACCACTGTTCCCACTTACTAAGTGTACTTTTTGGAGTACATCTTACGTTGAAAACATTTCGTGAGGATTTAGTAACAGCATATGTTGGTTCGAATTTGGCAGTAGCCATACTGTCTCCTAGTCGCTAGCTAATGAATCCGCAATTGAAGGGCTTCCTGCGGAGGGAAGCTGTACCCCAATTCCTTTTCGGAAGAAGGTCTGGAAAACACCAGAGTCATTGTTAGTCACTGAGAAAGTGAAGTTATCATCTTTTCTAAACTTACCTGCACCAGAGATTACAACTGCGTTGATACCTCCATGATAGTCAACAGGTCCAAAGTTCAAAGCATCAATCGATACAGTCTTAGCACTTGTTAACGTGTTGGTCATATTGATAACTAGCTTAAAATCTGAAGGGATTTCAGTGGGCATATTGATGTAGAAGTGCTTCAATGTGTAACTGGTAGCAGCGGCTAAAGCTGAAGCATTCATTGATATCTTTTCACTAGACGATGCTGTAAAGCCTGTACCTTCAAAAGTAATCTCAAGCTCACCTGAGGAAATCGAAGCTTCACCTTTGACATAACAGGCAACGCAATATCGTCGATATCTGTTTACAGCACTAGCTGCTAGAGCTTGTGAGATCTTCCAAGCTGCTGATCCGTTCCCAACAAATGAAAGTGCATAAGTCCCTTTGTAGGGAGACGCAGATCTTGTTGGATCTGGAGTAAGGTCACTAGACCATGTCCCAAGTGTCGAAGCATCTGTCCATGTTTCAAAATCAGCATTTGTAAAGTAACTGGCAGTCTTTGAATCCAGAGGACGTAAGGTAGGGCCTGCGTTAGATCCGCTACTTTCTGTGGTGTACTTCTCTGAACCAATACTTCCACCCCATTCAAATGCTTCTTGATCGAGAGTGGAATTACCAGTTACCGAGTCACGAACACAAATAATTTGTAGAGAGTCTGAAGTCGGGGCAAGCTCACTGTCAACTCCGTTGTAGTCTTCATAAGAAGAGAATGCGGAAGAAGGAGCATTGTGACCATCAAGAACCTTGTCCAGAAGAACGGTTCCCGCAGTAGCATTAGTCTTACTGGCAGTTACAGATCCGATGGTCACTGTACTACTTTTAATAGTTTGTGAACTAGCTTTCATATCTGCAATGAGTTCAATAAGAATGCCGTCCCAACCAGAAGTAGTGTTGAAGTTGTCTAACACCAGTTCATCGTTATTAAGCACATCGGTGACTTTACTGGTTAACGTGTCGATCCACGATAGAGCAGATGATTTGAACCCATCAAAGACATCAGTATTGTCTCGATAAAGATCTATCGGAGCAGAGTTAGCCTGCATTTCTGTTTCAATTTGAGTACGGTCTGTTTCTAAATCGGATATAATAGTCACAAAGTCATTGATTCTTTGTACATACTCACCGATTATTTCGAACAAGTTTGTATACTGAGCGGAGCTAAGTCCCATGGTCTGTCCCTGTATATGATTACTTGACAAGAAATTAGCTAACAAATTATCCTGTTAGCAGATAGGTTCTCTTTATTATTACACAAGATAACCTATAAAATGAATTCAGCGAGGAAGATATCTCATATGCGATTCAAAAAACCTATCGTCACTACTGGAGTTTATACCATACCGGGTGACGTTCCAAGAAAAGTAAAAATCAATCAAGACAGACTAGATCATTGGAAAGACCAATTTGATAAGATGAAAGAGGCGGGTGTTTCCGTACCTGCTCCTTGGAATCACAGCAAAGAAGCTCTTCCAATGTCTGTCGGTAATGACGGAACCCTCCCCAGAAGTGACATCAACGCAGGTTGGTGGGATAAACTTTGGGTAGAAGACGGTACTCTCTGGGGAGAATTAAATGTTCCTCAGAGTGCAGATGCTGTTAAAATTGGAACTAATGTTAAAGAGACTTCTATTTATGTTCGACCTGACTTTGAAGACGGTTCAGGAAATAAATGGCAGGACTCTTTAATGCATATAGCTTTGGTTACCCATCCAATCGAAAACGGACAGGGTAACTTTACGCCCGTTGGAGACGAGTCAGGACTGGCTATCTCCATGTCACATTTAACGGAGCCACTAGAAATGGCATCGCCAGAAAAAGCTGAAGAACAAGTTAGCTCTAATCCTGTTGGAGTTAGCCCTGATCGTGAGAACTCTCAGAATGGAGTTCCCGCATTGTTAGAGGCTCTTCGAGCAGTCATGATTGATTTGCCTGAAGATACCAATGACACTAATTTTATGGAAAGACTTTTGGTTGCTTTACGTCAGAAGAAGGCTTCTGAGCATCCAGAAGATAAATCTGTTTCTAAACCACCGGAGGGGGCAAAAGAACAACCTGCCCCAGTTGCTATGTCACAAGAAAATGCAAAAGAAATAGAGGCATCCTCCGACGATAAGCAGTTGGAAGAGGTAGTAATGTCTCATCCTAAGTTCCAAGCTGCCCAGAAGACCGTCAATTTCTTGATGGGTCACATTGGGAATCAGCACAAAGAACAACTCGCTTCCCGTCGAGATAGCCTTATCTCAGAAGGCAAGATCACGGAAGAATATGCTGCACAGCACCTGAATCCATCAATCGATGGTTTCCAGATGTCGTTCGGCGAAGACGGAAGTGTATCTGAATGTGCTGCTGCACAGATTATGGACGCTCTTGAAGCTGCTCCATCACTTACAACGAACATTTTGGGTGGAAGCAATTCCAGTCAGGATCTTAACAAACTCGCTTTGGCTATGTCACAGTCAGGTGTTTCAGGTCTTCCAGCAGGAATTAACTTGCAGGAAGAAAAGAATCCAGCCGCAGGAGAAGGATTAAATCCTGACGATGTTGCTTTGGAATTCCTGAAAAACACTGGTCACGCTAGCTAATTTTGTCCCCTTTAGTGAAGAGGTAAAAGGAATATGTCTTTCGAATTCACTGGAGCCTTTGGACTCCCTTCTGTACAAGCTGCACTGGAAACATCTGAAAATGTTTTCTGGTGGGGACGATTTGAGCAAGAGGCGTTCATCGGTTCAATCATTGATGGGTCTGCAAGAGACTCAGGAAACTCAGGCTACACGGATGTATTACGTCCGGGCCTACTTTTAGGTCGAGTCACTTCCAGCGGTAAGCTGAAAGAGTGGAACCCTGCTGCAACAGATGGTACGCAGGAAATCTACGGTGTACTCGGGTACTCCCAGAAAATGCAACGAATGGGCAGCAATGCTGATCGTTGGTTAGGTTGGGTTTACACTTGGGGATTCCTCAAGGCTGATCGCATTCTCATTCCCGGCCAAGCCAACACTGGTATCTCCGGTAATGCGAATGAACACCTGATTCGCGCACAGCTTCACAAACGATTTACTTTCTCGGATCAACTTGAAGGTAATAGTTTTGGTGGTTATCGCAACGTAGTTGCTAAGACTGCTGATTACAGTGTGACTGAAGCTGATCACGATACTCTGTTCACCAACACTGGTGCAGGTGGTGCAGTCAACTTTACGCTAGATGCTGATGGTCACACCAAGAAAGGTTTGCGTTACGGTTTTTATGTAACTGCGGATCAGAATGTCACTATCACTGGCGGTACTGCTGACAAAATGATTACTTTTAACGATGCTGCTGCTGACAGCGTAGCCTTTAGTACTTCCAGCCAGAAATTGGGTGGTTTTGTTGAAGTCTATAGCGATGGTGCTGCTTGGCTCGTTGTTCATCACGGTGCTAATACCCTTACGGTTGCTAGCTAATTAACGACAGGAGAATTCTAAATTATGGCTGGTGAAATTACTCTCCAACAGTTGATGCAAACTCCCGTAATCACTCGGGTAGTCTCACGCATCAAAACCCCAATGACCTTGTTCCAGAACTTCTTTAAGATGCTTCCGGGACAGGCAGGTACGCAGAATGTTTCTGGTCGTTACCTTGGTTGGGATATTTTCGACAAGACTCGTCTGATCGCTGAAGGTCGTGCGCCCGGAACTGGGCCATCAACCGTACAGCGTAAAGCAGTCGGTCACGTTAGTGCAGTCGCCTATCGCGCTCACGAAAAGATTACTCTTCTTCACGAAGAAATCTTCCGTACTCGTCCTCTCGGACAGCAGTTCGGTGTCGTGGATGTGAATGGTCAGAACTACATCAATCGTCAGCTTGAGTATATGACTCAACGCTTTCGTAACTCTCGTGAGTTTATGATCTCACGCATGTTGCGAGGTGGCTTTGGTGTTAAGCAGACTGGTGAATCTTGGATTCCTGTAGAAAAGGGTGCCGGTACATTCGATATCGATTACTCCCTTCCTTCGGAACACTTGAATCAGCTAGATCTCGGTACTGGTTCTAACATTATCGACGCTGGCTGGCAGACTGCTTCCACGAACGTGATCAAGCAAGTCTTGAACGTCAACAAAGCATTCGAACGACTTCACGGTCGTCCACTGCGACACATTTGGATCAACAGTTCTACTTTCGAGTTGCTGTTGAACAACACTTCATTGCAGAACACTGCTGGTACAGCTTACCGAATCTTCGATTCGCTGACTGCTCGCAACATGTCTTCTGCTGAAGGTATTCCAGATAGTGGTTTTGATGTAGTCTTCCGTGGTCTTCCACTTCAGACTTTCCACATCTACGATGGTGTTCTGAATGTTGATCAGACTGTTGATAGCGACACAGCAGCTAACAGCAGCATGTTCATCCCAGATAATGTTGCCATCTTCATGCCAGATCCAAACCCAGATTGGGTTGGTCTGATCAACTCCTCCGAGTTCGTGAAAGAAAACATCATGGACAACGGTAAGCAGGTCTACGGTTTCCACAGTTGGACAACCAACACAATCGACCCTGCTGGTGTTGAGTTGAAGATGATCGATAACTGTCTTCCAGTTCTCTACGTACCTAAGTCAATCGCTTACGGTACAGTAGCTAACTTCTAAGATAGCTTCGATTGAAGTCAAAGACGGGCTATGGGCGTTTGGCCTGTGGCCCGTTTTTTATTAGGCATAGAGATGAAAACACTATTTGCATTTTTACCTCCTGTATTGGCAGCGGCAGACGGATTCCCAAACTTTGAATGGGGAACTGTCAGTGCAACCGGGTTGTTAGGTTGGTACTTGTGGTATAACACCCGAGTCACCATGCCAAAACATCAGGAGCAGATTTCAGACATGCAGGCCCACTTTAGTGAACAGATTCTCGCCCAGAGAGATCATTACGAGAAACTTCTGGATGAGCAACAGGGTCGACATGAAGAGCGTCATAATCAAATTGTGGGAGCTTTGGAAAAACTGGTTAACAAGTTAGAAGAATAATATGGCTACGATAAGTAAAATTTTGATCTGTCAAAAATGTAAGCAAGCTTACGATGTTACTTATCTTGTTTTGGATCACGGAATACAACGACTCAACGAATACTTACAGGACGAATGTCCTCATTGCGAAGGCAAGCAAAATGGCGAAGAAGAAACTTAAGAAGCCATTCAAAGGCTACAACAAAAAAAAGAATCATCCCGAAGGAGGTCTGAAGCCTTCCTACGCAAAGAAGTTAGGCATTCGGGCAGGCATCGAAACCAAAAGAGAGGCAGAACGCAAAGGCGGTGTTCGCAAGATGTCAAAGAAGACTCAGGCTCGACGCAAAAGCTTCTGCGCCAGAATGAAGGGGATGAAACGTAAATTAACTTCTGCGAAGACTGCTAATGACCCCAATAGCAAGATCAACGCATCATTAAGAGTCTGGAAGTGCTGAGATGAAAAAACCTAAAATGAAGAAACGTAAGATGAAGAATCCCTGTTGGAAGGGTTACGAAGCTTACGGAATGAAAAACAAAAACGGTCGTATGGTTCCTAATTGCGGAAAGAAGAAGTAGTCATGCCAAAAGTAGGTGGAAAAAAGTTTAGTTACACTGCCAAAGGTAAAGCCAAGGCAGCTAGATATCGAAAGAAGATTGACGAGAAAAGGCGTAGAGCTAAAGAAGCTCGCAAGATGGTCGTCACTGATGATGCAAAGCCAACCTCCCGTTACAAGTACCCCAAAGGATCTAAACTCAAATGACTCGAATAAGCAGAGCAGTATCGAACACGGTTAGCTTCTCTCCCTCCAGAGCTATTGAGACATTCCCTCACATGGATTTAGCTGGAGGTGGTGGTGGTGGAACTACACTAACAATTGACCTTGCTACCAGCGATGCAAGCCCAACCGCCAATTATGACACTGGGGAATTCAAAAAATCGGGCGCTTTCAGCTCTTCCATTCCAACAACCTTCGATAGTTACATTCAAAGGGGTTATGATTATCGTCAGGTTGGAATTTCGTATTCAAGTTACTACAGTAGTTATGATTTCTATCATCCGTATTTTCGATTTGTGAATGTGGGAGTCCCGCAAGGTTCAACTATCAGCAGTGCATATTTGATACTTGAAGTCCCTGCTTCTCCTGCTGGTTATCCAGCATCTGACGGAGACACTTTCAGAATTGCAGGTTATGATTCAGATGATGTATCACAGCCATCGACAGGTTCAGATGGTGCGCATAGTTTACACACATCAGCCACTGTAGATGGCTGGCAACTTCGGTCAGATGGGGGGATTACAACCTCTCCAGACATTAAAACGATTATTCAGGAAATTGTAGACCGTGCTGGTTGGTCATCAGGAAACGATATGATGTTTATGGTTTGGCAACCAACAGCACAATCTTCCACTTACAGAAGGTATTACAACACTGGTAAAGATTCAGGTGACACAGCACCACAGTTACAGATAACGTATTCGTAATGTCAGAACACAGATAAAGCAGCCCAATTAATTATTAATGTTTAGGAGAAGCTAAATGGCTTTTACAAAAGTACTAAATGCAGTTAGTGCCAACTCCAATAGTTCCACGTATGACTTTAACAAAGGTGAAGGTCAAATCGTAGCTGCTGGTACTTGGGATACTGCTACAGTCAAATTGCAAATGTCTCCCGATGGAGGCACAACTTGGGTTGATGTAGGTTCTGCATCGACATTTACTGAAGATGGTACTGCGAGCTTCGCACTCAATGCGTGCAAGGTTCGTGTTAATGTATCGTCTGTAGGATCAAGCACATCTGTTAGTGCTTGGATTTCCACAGAAGTTCATGGTGATTTAAGCACATAGGAGTATAACTAATGGCTGGATTCACAAACGCTGGAAAAGAAAACGTCCTGAACTATGCATTCAGAGCAGTTTCTACGCCTGCAACCTACAAACTTCACCTTTGCACTAGTGCCTCTGCTCCTTCAGCAGATACTAATACACTTGGTGATTTAACTGAAATTAGCGATAGCTACACAGTAGCTTCTTTGACTCCCGGAACAACTGATTTTGATTCCACTCAGGAAGATGATTCCAATGACAAAGGTATCATCCAGATCAAAGACATTACATTCGCTGGTCCAATTACAAATGCTCGGTACTGCGTACTGACTGACGCTAATTCAACAGCAGCTTCTCGTGAAGTTCTTTTGTATTGGGACTTAGCTAGTAATCGAAGTGTAAGCTCTGGACAGAACTTAGTTCTTCAGGACTTGCAGATCGAACTAACTGAATAGTTCAAATAACAGGCGGTACTCTCAACTGGGGAGTACCGTCTTTATTTTTAGGGTAGACCATGGCTCAATTCGCTAGACCAGACGCAGATACATCAGCAGGAAACTGGACCGCAAGTTCTGGTTCTGACCTGTACGCTATGCTTGATGAAACTTCTGCAAGCGATTCAGACTACATTACTGTAACTGATAATTTTGGAAGTGCAGAAGCCACTACTCTCAGTTTAAGTTCAGTAACTGATCCTTCAGATCACACTTCAACCTCAGTTGTCGTTCGATCATATACCGATTCTTACTCAGGATCAGTAACCCTAAACGTCCACCTAAAAGACGGGTCGACATCGATAAAAAGCGAAAACTTTACTCCATCTACATCGTACTCAAACCATACGATGAGTTTAAGTACCACGCAAGCAGCATCTATCAGCAGCTACGCAAATCTAACTCTCATACTTACTGCAACCGATAGCTTTGGGATGGGTAGTGAGACTAGGATCTCACACGCTTACTTCACCTGCCCAGACGCATCACTTGCTGATCTTGAAGTAACTCCAAGTGCAGCTACTGCAACAGCCGCAACAGTTAATCCTACAGTTTCAGGATCTGATTTAACTTTAAGTTCCATTACCGCTGCATCAGCAAAAGCAGCTACTAGTTTTGATGTGACTGTTAGTGGGATTACCGCAGCCAGTGCTACTGCAAAAACAAATCATAATGATCATGGGTACTATTGGTTTTTAATTGAGCAAGAAGAAATAGTTTTTTCTGGTCAGAATAGTTCCACTTCTAACGATTTGTACACAATTGAAACTGATGCTTACGGGTCTGCACAAAGTTCTAGTTTAGAGTACAACCTTGATTACAATTTTCTTGACGAGTCTTACACAGCATTAGGCGAAGAGAGAACAACAAGAAAAATCTATTTAGCTTTTACAAATGTAGATATTCCTCCGGGGCTGGAATTTACTGAAGTTAAATTAAGTGGTGGCGTAAAAACATCAGTTTCTAGCTCTGCTAGTGATAGACCTTCTTCAGACGCTACTTGCTACTTGTTTACAACTACGTCTGCCAATTTAGAACTACCTACAAGTTTGACTGACACAGACAGTGATGGAATTGGTGATACCCTTTTTATCATTTCTGACGGAACAGCAATTCAAAACCAAAGTTTTAACAATGTTGGTAACTGGGGTCCCTTAAATTCTTTTCCAACCAATTCAGATGACTTAAAAGCTGGGTTTCAGCTTTTATGGACAGGACCTAGTGGAAACGATGGTCTTCAGGATAGCTGGCAAAGAAACCATAACTTTGCTATGAAGTTAACTCCTCCGGGAGTTGGTTCAGTAGAAGCTGATTCCTATAACTTTGCATTAAATGGTAGAAGAGATGCTGGAGGAGGGTCTTACACTGGCAGTCCTGTTTCTATCAGTCTTAAGTATGTTGTTAGGTCAGTTACCCCTAATCCAGCTTCTGCCAGAGCAGTAACACCTGCTCTACCACTAACCGTAACTCCGACAGCTGCTTCTGCCAAAGCAAAAGCTTTTGATACGCCAACGATTACAACATGGTCACCTATAGCTTCAGCCACGGCAGCAACGGTGGCACCTACTGTAGAATTTGGATCACTTACCCTTAATAGCATTACAGCAGCTTCAGCAAAAGCTGCTACCGTTGACCCTTCTGTATCAGAAACATATCCACCAGTATCTGCAACCGCAGCTACCTCTGGACCGACTGTAGTTCTTGGGAATTTGACGTTAACTCAGCCTGACATCGCATCAGCGTCTGCTGTTACAACAACTCCTACAATAGTGACTTGGTCATCAATAGTTTCAGCAACATCAGCTACTGTAGATCCTTCTGTTGTCTTTGGATCTATCACTACGACTCCTACAGCGGCATCTGCTTCAGGAGCAACAGTAGCACCCACGCTTGTATTTGGCTCACTCACTCTTTCAGGAATTACAGCGGCTAGTGCTGTTGCTGCAACCACTAGTCCAACAATCTTTCAGTCAACTCTGGAGCTAACACCAACAGCAGCCAGTGCTAAGGCAGCTACAGTATTCAACGGTACGTTTGGTACTGACGGGCCTGCTAGTGCTAAAGCTGTTACTTCAGGACCGACTGTCAGCATCACTGGCTCTTCTGATTTATATCTTGAGGTGGCTGACATTGCTTCCGCAGTTGCTGCCACTGTATTCAACGGTACCTACGGAACCTCCCCCGCTTCAGCAAAAGCAGCAACTGTTGCACCAACGATCACGACTACTGGTGGTGCGCATATTGAAGTGACTCCTACGGCAGCAAGTGCGGTCGCTGCTACTGTGTTCAATGGCCCTTATGGAGCTTCTCCAGCCTCCGCAAAAGCCGCTACAGTTAGTCCTACCGTCACTACCACTGGTGGGGTACACATAGAAATTACTCCAGATTCTGCTGTAGCTACCGCAGGCACTGTAGCCCCAACAGTAGTCCTGACCACCCTGACAGTAGCACCTGCGGCAATATCTGCGAAAACAGCTACTTCTGGGCCAAACGTATTTATCCCTGTGGTGTCCTGTAAGGCACGCACATCAGGGCCTACTGTTTCCACTAGTTCAGTCAGCGTAACGCCCTCAGCAGCCTCCTCAGCGGCTTCTACGGCCATTGGGAGCGTATTTGGGGAGTTAGTCCTGTCTGCCATTACAGCAGCAACAGCGTCAGCCTCGACTTATTACGGAACGATAGTACCTGCTAGAATATCAGCTAGAGCAATTACAAAGCTCGGTGGTCTCCCAACGAATATAATTAAGATAGTTGGGGAGATCCCATCCTTCGTTTCTGCCTCAGCAATTGAAGAATCTTTTGTTGAAGGGTGGGCAAGAAATGAAAGGTTTGCAAGCCAAGCATTAAGAAACGAAATATTCAGAGATCTTATTTCAGCTAATGAGCTATTTAGAGATCCAGATGTAGATAACGAAACATTGGAGTAAGCATGTCTCGGTCAAAATTAAATGAACGTGAGCGACGAGTTGACGAAGGCTGTACTGCACGATACCAAACAAAGTTTAAGGATGAGACGGGTGCAACAATTAACTCTCTCACAACACTTACTTTAACTCTATACGATGATTCGACAGGTACGATTATTAACAGTCGTAATCAGCAAAATGTGTTAGATCAAAACAACGTAGTGTTTTCCGGGAATACGTTAATCTGGACATTACAACCTGCGGATAACATTATCGTTACCACTGGAGTTAGAACAAACTCCTATGAAAGACATATAGCCCTGTTTGAATATACTTATGACTCTGGCAACAAGTCAGGCAAGCATGAACTAGAGTTCAGCGTTAGACAGTTGAAGAAGGTGAGCTAAATGGTTGAATCATTATCTTTTACATACACTTCCCGAAGCGAGATCGAGAGAGTGTTTGGTAACAAAGCAATTGTCTACCGAGCGGATGATCTTTCTGGATCGGAAGAAGCTACGATGATGGAGGAAGTAGTCGGTGAGGCTACTGAGATGATTAATTTCTACTGCGGCATGAACTATGCAGAAGTAGATCTTAACGACTCTTACATTGTGCGTAGATGGGCTACATGGATTGGTTGTCATCTTCTCTCCCAGAGAAGAGGTAATCCAGCTATGTTCATGGAGAAGTATGAAGAGACGCTTCGTCTTCTGGAAGAGATCTATAAGTTTAACAGGATCATTCCCCGACTACCGACGAGAGAAGATCTTACACCTGCGATGTCTAACCTACACATTGATGATCGTTTCCGAACTCACAAAATTCGAGTTCATCCTACGATCTCTACTGGAGGTACATACGGTAAACAAGACCTGTCACCAAGGTTCCCATTTGAATGGCTTTAGAATTATCTGGACTTGTAGGCGATTTACCAAATGTGCTTACAGGTAAAAAAGTAACTCCCCAACTGACTAAACTTCGACAAGTTTATTGGTCAGCATTTGCTTATTCGTTTTTTAAGCAGATCAGCCAGAACTTCTCAAGAAAATCAAGAGGGGCTGCTGATAAGCAAGGTCTTAAATGGAAACCATTGACGAAGAAGACCAAAGCCTACCGACCCCGTAACACTAGAAACAAAGGTCGTGGGCTTTTAACCGGTGAGCAAGACTCTCTCTGGAAAGGTCTTTTTGCAAAGAATTTTAAGAAGTTCTCAGCTACAATGCCTGAAGATGAAGCGAAAGGTAAAGCAGCAAGTTTGGCTTGGGCAATCCTGAAGAAGCAGGGAGCTAAAACAAAGATCGATGAGTATGGTAATAAGAACGTACCAATACTTGTTCGAACAGGTCGTTTAAGGAATAGCTTGAAGCCCGGAAAATACACTGGCGACAACTACATTCCATTTAACGACGATCAGTTTTTTAAGTTTGATCGAGGCAGAATGGTACTGGGAAGTAAGGTTCCTTATGCTGGTGAGGTCGAAGAAACTCGCTCGCTATATGGCGATTCAGATACTGTCATTGCAAAAGCTATTGAGTTTGCTACCAAAGAGTTAGCAAAAGCAATGAAGAATCTATAGGTTACAATTTTGAGAAATTAAATCATGAGTCTAGGCAGGTTACTATTAAGTGTTCGAGACACACTTCGAACAGAATTAAATTTAGATCCACATGAGTGTGAAGTGATGCCATCTGGAGAGCCACCACCTTCCTGTGGGCAACGATTTATTTCAGTTTATGGTAGTACGTGGGGTTCTGAGAGCGGTCAGATGTTTGCTGATCGTGGGATCATGGAAACCTACGATGTTACCTGTGCAGTTACTTTCCGCAGCAATTTCATGCCTTTTGATCGTATGGGAGAAGGTCTCTACGTTAATCGATTGATTGGTATGGAGGATTTCTGCCGAGATATCATTAGAGTGATACATATTAACCCCGAGGTTAATGTAAAGACTGATGAGTTGATAGATGATGACTATGGTGATAATTCGCCAGAACCACATAAAATGGTAGAATATTTAAGGTGGAGTTATTGCGATGCAAACCCACGATCAGTAGATGGTGACTGGTTCAGTACTGAGTCTAGCGAGTCATCTGGACTGGTCATGGAAGTAAGGTTTGGTAATGCAACTCGATTCAGTTCCTTCGGGGATGGGAATTTAGAAAGTAACTTTGCATGACATTTAAGATACACAAGCCCATCAGTAAACTTATTCCCGTTCAGTGTAGAAATCCACGCTGCAACGAGAATATGATTACTAAATACTTGCCCCATAAATTAGAAGACAGAACGTGGAAGCTGGAAGTCGGAGCATCAAATCTCTGCCAGAAATGTCAGAAGATATACACTCCGATTACTATTGTCCACTTAGTTCTCCCCAACGAGAACGGTGCTATTTATGGGTCATTGGAAACAAGCCCCGGGTCGTTCCAAGAACACCCAATTAAACGCTGGGAGATAGCGTGTGAAAAGGGTCGTGATGCTTATGAGGCAGGCGACCGAGAGGATATAGAATACCCTCACATGTTCACAGTTGTTCCCAGCCAAGCAAGTTGTTATGAGTGTTTAGAGCGGTTAGCGAACACTGATCAAGAAGAGTTAGACCGTCTCATGGATTACTTTAAGTCGAAGGAATAGAAAAATGGCACAAGCTGTTAACGCAATTTCTGGTCCGTATCATAGTACATGGAACGGAACCTACCTCGGGGCTACAGAAGATGGATTCGAAGTGGAACACACATTCTACAGCGAACCAGTACGAGGAGATAACTTAGGTGACGCAATTCAAGATGAGATCCATCGTGGTTGCGATGTTTACGTGAACTTCACCTGCATTGAATGGGCAAAGGCTATAACTGGTGCTGGCCCTGCTGGTGGTCCAATCTCTTGGCCGCAAGCTGCCAGTCGTGCGGTTGGTGTTATCGGAGACGTACTCTCTGATGGTGCTGGTGCTTTAGTCTTAACTGCTACAGCAAATGTACCTGCTGCTGCAAACCCAGCGACAATGAGTTTCACTAAAGCTACGTTAGCTCGTAACTTCCCAGTTCGAGTTGTTTATGCAAGTCGTCTTCGTCGTTTGCCACTACGAATGATTGCGTATCCACAAAGTGCTGGTTCTGGTACAAGCCAAGGCTACAACGCAGCAATTAATTGGTACACCACAACCTAATGAGATGGATGATTTGATATCCTACTTATTTGCCCGAGGGCCACGAAACGATGCAGAGGAGGCTATCCTTGATGAGCATATCAAGGAAGCCTCTGAACGCATTCGTAACTCTTGGACGGATGAAGAAAGATATCTAAGAGCATCCAAAGCAGGCTCCCCTCTCCCAGAAGAAGCTCGCACACGTTTCGTGACAATATTCTATGACTCTCTGAATTTGGCAGACGATAATGGCTGATTCAAAACATACCATTACAATCAAAAGTGAAGATAGCGGTAAGAGTCGTGGAGTTGGCGGTTCTGGAGATGTTGGTGGTGGAGACTTCCTGAAGATCTTCCAACAGGAAGTAGCTAAACTTAAAGAAGCTATTCTGCGAGAGCGTCCTGAGCTGACTCGGGGAGAAGCTCAACGAGAAGCTCAACAAGAAGTTTCTAGACAACTTGCTGCCGCAAAAAAGCAAGAACGAGATGAAGGTCGTCCTCGTCAGGCACAACCAACGGCTTTAACAGAAGAAGACGAATACCAACTTCAACCAGTTTCTGAAACAACTGGGGAAGAGTACTCTGGTTATGGTCTTGCTCCTATGGAAGAAGAAGAAGAGGACATAAGAAACGTCCGCGCTCAATCCTTCCTTAAAGAAGCCATACAAGAACAAAAAGAATCTGGAGATGCAACAGCAGGACCAGCATTTGCCGAAGGCGTAGCTGAAGTAGAATCAGTCAAAGCAGATCCAAAATCTACTCTTGTTCAAATGGTAGGACAAGAGAATGCAGACGCTCTTGCTCAGGAACAAAGGAGACAAGCTCTCACCCCAGCAATGGCTTCTGAGGGGGATGAAGGAGACTTTGACGATGCTGATGATCAATTGCAGGATGATGTAGAGGGATCTGCTGAAGCCAGTGATACTGAAGAAGAAGACGAAACAAAACAACTAGTAGCAGCGTCAACCGAGGAAGAGGACAAAAGTAGTGGGTTCTTTCAACGTCAAGGCGGTAAACTTGGTGGGGCTGCCGCTGGAGCAGTAGGTGGTGTAGTTGGGGGAACTGTAGGAGCAATTGGTGGGGCTTTTGCAGGCAACCCCATGGTAGGTGCAAAAATAGGAGCAAGCCTTGGATCATCCGCTCTTAAACCTATAGGAAAAGCAATTGGTCAAGGCGTAGGGGCAATTGCTGATGGTGCAACTCAGCTTGCAGGAGATGCAGTTCAAACTACCACAGGAGATGCTACTGGAGCAGCGGCAGCTACAGCGGGAGGATTTGCTACAGCAAGCGAAGGGGTATTGAAAGCTTTCGGTGACTTAGGGGGAATGATACCCGGCATTGGTGGAATTCTAGAGACAGCGTTTGATGGTCTGGCAGAAGCAATCGGACCAATTGCTGAAGGGTTTGTCCAACTCTTTAGTGCAATGGATAAAGCTTCTGAAGAGGTGGCTGCGTTTAATCCGGGAATTCTAGGCGAACGAATAGAAACTGACTTAGATATGCTCTTTAAGAAAATGGAAAGAGCGCAACAGGCCGGAGACGAATTTGCAGAGTTTGAGGCGGCTAAGGGCGATATGATGTCAGTCTTCGAAGACGTAAAGACTGGTCTCTTTAAGATACTGGGACCATTGGTTACTTTAGGCACTAAGCTCTTAACCCGTTTGCTTGAATTGTTCCTAGATTGGTTACCTACGATAGGTGAATTTATAGCGGCTTTATTAGAAGGACTGGCTTGGATTGTAGACTGGTTTGACGGAAGCGGTGTTAGTGAAGCTCAGCAGGCTATACTTGATACAGCAGTATCAGTAAGAAAAGCTGCTAAAGAAGTTGAGCAGTGGCATGATGAAGATAAAGAAAAAGAACAAAAGAACTACATGGGCGAGATCGATCAATGGCTCACTGGCGGTTTCTTAGAGAATGATCATATCGGTGCAGTAGGTCCAGCACCTCCGGGAGTTTTGTAATGGTTCTAGAGCATACATTAGATTTTGGTCAGGTAACTTACAACGGATTTAACTTCCCACCTGCCTTAAACTCATCAGCACAATGTACTCCCGTCTACGATGATACGGATAGAAGTATCATGTACATGCTGTACAGCTTTCGAATCGAGTTCATTGTAAATCTTGCTGAAGTAAACACTTACGGCGATAGTGCAATCGGAACCTCTGACATTGCAGATTCTAACGGTGACATTCTTTCCAGAAGAGCCGCAAGTATTGAT